CCGACCATGTCGGTAACTTCAGGATGGGGCCGATTAACCTGGAACCAGGCTAATTGGAATGAAGCCGTAACTTTAAAAACAGGTTGGGGTGCAAAGTCTTGGGGTGAAGATGAATGGGGTGAATTAAAAGATGCCGTTGCACAACCTTCTGGATTATCTATAACATCTAGTGTTGGTTCAATAACCCCTGCTGATCAAACTCAAGGTCTAACAGGGCAATCAATAACACCATCTGTTGGCACAATAACTCCTGTTCAAATGCAGGTTGGTCTGTCTGGTCAGTCGATAACTTCTTCAGTTGGGTCTTTAACTGTAAACGACATGACAGTTGGTTTGTCAGGTCAGTCAATAACTTCTTCTGTAGGTGTGATAGCACCTAACGATATGACCCTTGGTTTAAGTGGTCAATCTTTTACATCAAGTTTAGGAACAGCTGTTGCTCCTAATAATACAGCTATAGTATCTGGCTTATCAATAACTTCTGCTCAAGGAACCACTGAAGCTAGAGTTGATGTTACAGTATCACCTTCTGGTCAATCATTTAGTACTAATTTAGGAACAGTTACAATACCAAATGATGTAGTATTTTTATCTGGTCAAGAAGCACAATTTACATTAGGATCAATTATTGGATTAGGTGGTGCAGTTGCTCAACCAACTGGTCAATCTACTACAGCAAGTGTTGGATCTTTGACAGTAGAAGAAGGACTAGGATTAACCGGTCAATCATTTAGTGCCAGTGTAGGATCAATTTCTTTACCAGATATTCAAGTTGGGTTAACAGGTCAATCTGCTACGCTTAATATAGGAACAGTTAATATCTTTGCATATGGAGATATTGACACTGGCTCTAATACGTCTTATAGTGATGTTTCGACAGGTTCGAATGATACATATTCGGATGTTGCAACTGGATCAAATACAAGTTATAGTGACGCTGCATAATAGGAGATAATTTATGGCATCAACATACACACCTTTAGGTGTAGAACTTCAAGCAACTGGTGAAAACGCCGGTACATGGGGAACTAAGACTAATACAAATTTACAACTTATTGAACAAATAGTTGGGGGCTTTACACAGCAATCAATAGCTGGTAGTGCACAAAATACTGATTTAGCTGTATCAGATGGATCAACTGGTGCAACTCTTGCACATAGAATGATAGAATTCACTGGTACAATTTCTGGTGATCAAGTTGTTAGAATACCTTTAGATGTTCAAACTTTTTATATTTTAAGAAACTCAACTTCAGGTTCTCACACGGTTCAATTTAAATACATTTCTGGTTCAGGAGGCACGGTAACTTTTTCAGCAACAGATAAAGGCGATAAAATAGTTGTTGCCATGGCTGATGATGGAACGAATCCTAACATAAAAGAAATAGCTTTAGGACTTACAGAAATTTCAGAAGATACAACTCCACAACTTGGTGGAAACTTAGATACTAATTCACACAATATCATAATTGATGATGCACATTTTATTGCTGATGAAAATAGTAACGAGCAAATTATTTTTCAAACAACATCATCTGCAGTAAATCAGTTTGACGTTACAAACGCTGCTACTGGTAACGCACCAAGCATATCTGCAACAGGTGATGATTCAAATATTGATATCGCTCTTATACCAAAAGGAACCGGTGAAACAAAAGTTGGAACAGGTGCAGCAAATGCAACAATAACTTCTAGTGGGGCTCACAACCTTATTTTAGACACTAATTCTGGAACAAATTCAGGGACTATTACCATTACAGATGGAGCAAATGGTGATATAAATATAGCTCCAAACGGAACTGGACAAGCGCAGGTAGGTGGAAATAAAATTGCCACTGCTGGATTAGCGGTTGCTTTTTCATTAGTTTTTGGATAAATAAAGATAGGAGAATATAAAATATGTCAGCACCAAATTTAGTAAACGTCGCAACGATAACAGCCAAATCTGTTCAAGCGACTTTAGGCACAACTTTAACAACTGAAATTCTTGCAAACGCATCGTCTTCAGGAAAAGTATTTAAAATAAACACTATCATTATAGCAAACATTGACGGCACTAACGCAGCAGACGCATCTGTTGCAATTACAAAATCAGGTGGTTCACCAATAATGATCGCAAGCACAATATCTGTTCCTGCTGATGCAACATTAGTTGTAATAGATAAAAACTCTTCTATCTATCTTGAAGAGGGAGACAATATAGAAGCGGGTGCGGGTGCAGCATCTGACTTAACTATCACAATAAGTTACGAGGAATTAAGTTAGGGGAGGTAATTAGCTGTGGCAAATGGCGGAATTATTGGACCTGTAACAACAATCGTAAAATCAGCAGGTGGAAACACTGTTTCAAAATTTACTAGTCCTGGAACTTTTGCTCCAGGAGGATCTGACACTACATTATTAGACGTTTTAATCGTTGCTGGAGGCGGCGGAGGTGGAAAAACTAAAGGTGCTCCCAGCAACAATGCCTGTGGCGGTGGCGGAGCAGGTGGAGTTTTATTTTTAAAAAATGTACCTAACACAAACCCTGCACCTGTAAGTGTAACTGTTGGAGGCGGTGGAGCAGGAAAAGGATCTCCAAGTCCCTCTAATAATTATGGTGGAAATGGTGGACCTGGAACTGCTGGAAGTAATTCTGTTTTTGGAAGTTTTACAGCTAATGGCGGAGGATTTGGCGGTGGAAGACCAGAAGCCTCTCCATCTCCTGTTGATGCCGGAGGCCCAGGTGGTAATGGCGGCGGCGGTTGCGGAACTATTGGTCCCTCTGCAGGAGCTGGAGGAGCATCTAGTCAATCTGATGCATCAGGATTTATTGGTTCTGCTTTAGCAAATGCTGGTGGAGCTGGTGGAGCTGGCCCTATTGACAGAGCTGGCGGAGGTGGAGGCGGCGCAGGTGCTGCTGGAACTGACGCTTCAGATCCAGGTGTAGGTGGAGCTGGTGGTGTTGGTGTTGATAGAAGTCCATTCTTTCCTGGAACACCTTTCGGCGATAGCGGTTTTGTAGGCGGTGGAGGAGGAGGTGGTAGATACCAACCTGCTACTAGTCCTGCGCCACAACCTTCTGGCGGAAATGGCGGTGGAGGAAATGGTGCTGTTAATACAGGTGGTCAACCTGGAACTGGGGTACCTGATAATATTTTATCTACTGCTGGTTCTGATAACACTGGTGGCGGTGGAGGCGGTGGAGCGCAACAACATTCCCCTCCTGCTGATAGCACTGGTGTAAATGGAACATTTGGTTCATCTGGTGGATCTGGTGTAGTGATGGTAACTCAAGTAACTAGAACAGTAGCTTCAGGTGTATGGAGCATAGGTGAAGTTTATGATAATGTTAAAGCGGGCAATTGGAGTAATTAATGGCACACTTTGCAGAAATAAGAAATGATACTAATAAAGTTTTAAGAGTAATTGTTATCTCAAATTCTCAATGTTCTGAAAATGGTGGAGAAAATACCACTGAATTAGAACAATGGGTAAAAAACAATCACGCAAACGATCCCGTTATTGAACAAGAACTTGGGACATACCCTGAAACATTTTGGAAACAAACATCTTATAATACACATTTTAATGAACACGCAAATGGTGGCACACCATTAAGAGGAAATTACGCAGGTATAGGATATAACTATGACTCAGAAAATGATCTTTTTTATCCTGATAAACCATTTAATTCTTGGACTTTAGATTTAAATACTGCAGATTGGACTGCTCCTGAACCATATCCAAATGATGGACAACTTTATGTATGGAATGAAGATAATTTAAATTGGGAGTTAGCAGAATAATGGCGCACTTTGCAGAAATAAAAGAATCAAATAACGAAGTAGTTAGAGTATTAGTTTTTTCTAATGAAGATGTAAATGCTCATGGAGGAGACTTATCTACAGGAGCAGAGGAATGGGTAAAAACTTCTACACCTAGAAGTGTAGATGAACCTGTTTATTGGAAACAAACGTCTTATAATAAAAATTTTAGAAAAAATTATGCTGGTAAAGAATTTACTTATGACTCAACGGGTGATGTTTTTGTAACAGCAAAACCGTTTTCTTCATGGACATTAAACGATGATTATGAATGGATACCTCCAGTAGAAATGATTTTACCACAACCTCATCCATCCTGGATTAAAGGCACAGATCTTTCACGCGAGTGGGATAACACTAACGCACAATATTATTGGAAAGCCCCTTTAGCTTTTCCATCTGTATTACATTATATGGATGGTTCTGAAGAAAAAAAATACGATATTAGATGGGATAGAAATAGAGATATTTGGATTGGCATTAAACACGATGGTTCTTTTTGGGACTTTAATTCTAGTTCAAGCACATGGTCATCTAGTTCAATAACAGAATTACCGACAAAAGGTGTCTTCTATATAACATCTTGGGATGAAGATAATCAAAAGTGGACAGCTTATGATTTTTGGGATAATAATATTAATTATGAGTGGAATCCATCTACTCAAAGTTGGGAGACAATATAATGCCAAGTGGAGTCAATGGCGGAGTTAAGGGAGTTGTTAACGAGCCTACAGCACAACCAGAAGTAATACACAATATTACATCTACAAATCCTTCTTTTTCATTAACGTATGGAAAAGCAGCTAATTGTGATGTAGCTTTAATTGGTGGCGGTGGATCCGGCCGGGGAGGAACTGGAGAAGGCGGAGGAGCGGGAGTAGTATCTTTTACACCAGCACACCCTTTACCAGCATCAGCTTTTCCAATTACGATTGCTGCTGGAGGATCTGGATCAAGACCCAACTCACACGGAGAAGATGGAGGAGTATCAACGTTAGGAGCCTCATCTCCTTTAACTGCTAGTTTTGGAGCGGGCGGTAGTAGAACCGCACCAACAGGATCTGGCGGAGGAGGTGGTAGTGGTGGACCTCAAGGAAACAATGGTGGATCACCGGGACCTTACAAAGGTGGTGGCGGAGGAGCCGGAGGAGCCGGTTCAGGACCACCTAACGGAGCCGGTGGTAACGGAGCAGCTATACCAAGCACATTTGGTAATGCACCCTCACCTATTTTTAGTTCAACATTTGGTTTAACTTTTTGTGGTGGAGGAGTTGGCGGAGGTGCGTACGGATCTAACAACCCAGTTAATTTTAGATCACCAGGAGGAGGTGGACACGGAGCACCAAACGAAGGTGGTGGAGAAGGTGGAGCCGGTCAAAGTAATTACGGAGCTGGTGGAGGAGGCGATGGAGCTTTTTCACCCGGCGGTGACGGTGGTAATGGCGGAAGCGGTAGAGTTTTAATTAAAGAACCTTCTGGAGGTTTTGCTTGTCCAGGTGTATGGGGTTTAAAAGGTCAATTTTATTGGAAAAAACAAGACCAATGGTCTTGATTTAATTTCATCTTAATATAATATTCTACCAATAAAGAATGAATCTTAAATATTATTATTGGTATTTTCAATCAGCATTACCTAAATCATTTTGTAATGATTTAATTAAATACGGTAATGAAAAACAAGAAGAGACAGCACTAACCGGAGGCTACAAAGCTAAATCAGATAAAGGACAAACTCTCTCTGAAACAGAACTTAAAGATTTAAAAAAGAAAAGAGATTCTAATATAGTTTGGTTAAATGAACCATGGGTTTATAGTGAAATACATCCATATGTTTATCAAGCAAATGAAAATGCTGGGTGGAATTTTCAATGGGATTGGTCAGAGTCTTGTCAATTTACAAAATATAAAAAAGACCAGTATTATGGTTGGCATTGTGATTCTTGGGACGAACCATACAATGATCCAAAGAATAAAAATTTTTATGGAAAGATAAGAAAGCTGTCTGTAACATGTGTTCTTTCAGAACCAGATGATTACGAAGGAGGAGAGTTAGAGTTTGATTTTGGAACACAAGAACCAGATGGAAAACATAATATAAGAACTTGTACAGAAATAAAATCTCAAGGATCTTTGGTTGTTTTTCCCAGTTTTGTAAAACATAGGGTTAAACCAGTAACAAAAGGAACTAGATATTCTTTAGTTATTTGGAACTTAGGTCAACCATATAAATGATTACTATAAAAAATAATTTTTTAGATGAAACTTTTATAGATAATTTTATACAAAATATTATAAAAAAATCTCAAGAATATAAACCTATATGGAAGTCTAATATTAACTGGGGAAAAAATATTGTAAAAGATTCCTCTTTAGTTTTGGCTTATGAAATAAACAAAGAACATTTAAACTATATTAAATCTAAATTTATAGAGCTGGATGATAAATTTAAAGATAAAGAAATAGTAGGTCATTTTTATATTTGGACAAGAGGAAGTTATATACCGATGCATAACGATAGCAATTATGAGTATGGTTGTACTATTTATTTAAATAAATATTGGGAGATAGACTGGGGTGGTTTGTATATTTGGAAAGATAATAATAAATTAAATATTGAAAAACCAGAGTTTAATAAACTTATAATTAATAAAAGTAATACTAGACATGGGACCACTTTACTAAATTACAATGTTCCTGAAGAAAGATTAACACTACAAATATTTTTTAAATGAAAATAGTAGATCATATTGGAATATTTAATAATGCTTATTCAAAAGCATTTTGTGAAGAGTATATAGAAATGTATTACAAAGATATTAAAAGACATAAAAGAAACACAGACTCGGTAGAAGATGAATCAATAAATTTAAAATATTATGACATGCCTTTTTTAGAAATATTTTGGAAAGATTGTTATCCACAATATGCTTTAAAATATTCAATGTTGGACAAACTACAAAGCCATAAAATATATGATACAAAACTACAAAAAACAAAACCTAATGAAGGCTATCATTTGTTGCATTGTGAAAATACTAGCAAGCAAAACAGCGGTCGTATATTAGCTTTTATACTTTATTTAAATACGGTTGAAGAAGGGCAAACTTATTTTTCAGAACAAGATATAAAAATAAAACCAGAACAAGGAAAATTAATTTTATGGCCCGCTTATTTTACACATCCACATAAAGGACTACCACCTAAACAAAACAAATATATTATTACTGGTTGGGTGGAGTTTGGAATATAATGTATTTTCAAGATTTAGAATTTTATGAAACAGATAATTTTCAATATTTATTGATACATAAAAATGCATGCACGAGTGTTTTAAAAACAATAGAATATTTAAAACCACAACTTTCTAACGCTAGAAATATAAAAAAAACTTGTTGGACTGTTATAAGAGATCCTTATGAAAGATTTGTTTCTGGTTTGTGTTATGATATTAAAAGACACAACATAGATATAGAAAATATTAAGTTAGATAAATTATTTTTAAGTAATTTAGAAAAAAATAGTAAAGAAGCAGGCAACGTAAAACACACATCCTACCAGTCCATGTATTTAATGAATTCATGTGTAAACTGGTATGTAGATATTTCTGATTTAAATATATTTTTAGAAATGCATTTTAATTCATCTTTTCATCTTAACCAAGGACCTGATATAAAACAACATTTTAAAAAAGAAGAAGTATTAAAATATTTAAATATGGAATATGAGATATACAATAAAATAAAAATGTCGTCTTTTATTTGGGAGTGGCAGAAAGGTAAAATATTTTAGTATGAACCATATTCAAAAAATTTTTACAAACACCTTGTTTTCTTCACACTCTTTAGTTTCAAAAGAATATTTAGAAGACATGATTATAGAATGTAAAGATATTCAAAAACAAATTACAACAGGTGGTGATAATTGGAATTGTAATACCTACAATACTTTAGGAACTTATGAATTAAAAGATAATCCTAAATTTAAACATTTAATAGATATCGTAACAGATAAAGTAAATATATATGCTAAAGAACTAAAATCAAATTATAACTACACATGTTGCAACTCTTGGTTTAATATATATAAAAAAGGAGACTATCAAGAATATCACTATCATGCAGGTAGTCGTTTTAGTGCAATATTTGTTTTGCAAACACCTAAACCTTATCCAGTAGTAACTTTTGAAAACCCTTTACCTGATATGTTGCCATTAAAAAATTTAGAAATCTGTGATATAAATGCAGAAACTTATCATATAAAAGACATGAAAGAAAATTGTTTACTTATATTTAGATCTTATTTAAGACATATGGTGTCACCTTTACAACAAGATGGAGAAAGAATATCAATAGCGTTTAATTTTTAATATGAGTTTTAAAGAAAAAGGTTATCAAATAATTAGAAATGCTATCTCATTAGAGTTAGCAGAATTTTGTCATAAGTATTTTTTATTAAAAGCTAAAGTTTTTAAAAAAATGTTAGAGGAAAAAACTGTTTCTCCATATATAACTTTTATGGGAACATTTAATGATCCCCAAGTTCCAAACTCTTATGCACACTATGCAGATATAGTTATGGAAACTCTTTTGATAGACATGCAGAAAAAAATGCAAGAAGAAACTAATTTAAATTTAGTCCCTACATATTCTTACGCTAGAATTTATTACAAAGGAAATGCTTTAGCTAGACATAAAGATAGACCTAGTTGTGAAATATCTACAACTATGAATTTGGGTGGAGACATGTGGCCAATATATGTTGATCCAACTGGTGAAGATAATGTCACTTACGTTACAAAATCAAACACAGAAGTAAAAAAACAGGCACACTCTGGTATTAAAGTAGATTTAAATCCTGGTGATATGCTTATCTATAAAGGATATGATTTAGAACATTGGAGAGAAACCTTTGATGGTGATGTATGTACTCAAGTTTTTTTACATTACAATGACACAGATTCAAATTGGTCAGAAAAAAATCAATTTGATGGTAGAGAGTTTATTGGTTTACCAGACACTTTTAAACGTAAGTCCGAATAGACTGCTATCTCCTCTTCCATAATCTCCAGTAGGATGAAAATTACAAGCCACAGAGTATCTAGTATTACCACTTTTATTACGAACTATGCAGTGTCTTAAATAAGATGGAAAAATTAATAAGAACTTGTCTAAAGGAGTTACGTCCCAATAATTAGAATTATACACAGTATATTTTTCAGGCAAAAGTTCCATATTAGTTTCATTATTATATTTATAAAATCTTATGGGACTAGTTTTATAGTTATAATAAACAGCAGAAAACATATTGTTAGAGTGTTTGTGCACATCAGAAGCCTCTCCTGGTTTTGTTCTAGTAGCCCAAGAAGTTGTTAAAGATAGTTTTGTTTCTGTATTACCAATAATTTTTTGTGAAAAATTATCTATGGCTTGCTCTATCTTAACTTTTAAACCTTTTAGATCTTCGTGTTCATTTAAGATATTTAAACTCTCACTAATACAGCTGTGATTAGGCAGCTTATCTATGGTCTTGTACTTAACCGATTTTAAAATTTCTTCTATTTTTTCTTGATTTATATGTTCAATTTCGTACACTGTAAGCGGTGTTGCAAACAGTGGTATTGTTGCAATTTCTTTCATAAATTGGTAATCTATGGTAATACTTCTAAAATAACAAGGTAATTATGCTACAAAAGATAGGGTTTCAGCCAGGAATAAACAAACAAATTACAGCCACAGGAGCAGAGGGTCAATGGATAGATTGTGACAATGTTCGTTTTAGGTATGGTATACCTGAAAAAATAGGTGGTTGGAAACAATTAGCAGGCACCAATTTTTTAACAGGAGCTGGTAGAGGGCTTCATCATTTTGTTAGCAGCACAAGTATTAAGTATTCTATTATTGGAACAAACAGAATTTTGTATGCTTATTCAGGGGGTGTTTTTTACGATATACATCCTATTAAAACAACAACAACTCTTACAAGTGCATTCACCACGACCAACGGATCACCAACAGTAACTATTACTTTTAGCACTTCTCACAATATAGGTGCTCAAGACATAATATTATTAGATAATTTTTCTTCTGCAACTAACTCTAACTTTGCAGCATCTGATTTTGATGATAAAAAATTTATGGTAACAAGTGTACCATCAGCAACTACTTTAACTATAACAATGCCTTCAAACGAAAGTGGATCTGGTGCTTCAACATCTGGAGGTGTTAGAGTTCAACACTACTACCCAGTAGGACCAGCAGTTCAAGCAAAAGGTTTTGGTTGGTCTTTAGGGACTTGGGGTGGACAAGAAATAGGTGCATCAACTACAACTTTAAATGGTGCTTTGTCAGATGACACAGCAGGAACAGGTGGCTCCGGAACATCAATTACTTTGACTGACGCCTCACAATTTCCTAGCACGGGTACAAATTTTATTCAAGTTGGTAACGAAGAAATTTCTTACACGGGAGTTTCTGGAAATAATTTAACAGGTATAACCAGAGCAGTTAGAAACTCAACAAGGTCTGCACATTCTGATGGAGCAACTGTAACAAACTCCACTGATTTTGTTGCGTGGGGTGAGGCGGCATCAGGAGACTTAGTTCTTGAACCAGGTATGTGGTCATTAGATAATTTTGGTGATAAGGCTATTTGTTTAATACACGATGCTCAAGTTTTTGAATGGGATTCTGCCGCAACAAATGCAACAAACAATAGGGCTACAATTATATCGGGTGCACCAACTGCATCAAGACATATGGTTGTATCCACACCAGACAGGCACTTAGTATTTTATGGAACGGAAACAACTATTGGAACACCCTCTACACAAGATGATATGTTTATTAGATTCTCTGACCAAGAGGACATAAATACTTACACACCCACAGCAACAAATACTGCTGGTACACAAAGACTGGCCGACGGATCACAAATTAGAGGAGCTATTCGTGGTAGAGATGCATTATATGTTTGGACAGATACAGCATTATTTACACAACGTTTTGTTGGACAACCTTTTACATTTGCGTTTGCACAAGTCGGAACTAACTGTGGACTTGTTGGACAAAATGCATGTGTAGAAGTTGATGGCGCTGCATACTGGATGTCTGAAAATGGTTTCTTTAGATACGCTGGTAAACTAGAATCGTTACCTTGTCTTGTAGAAGATTTTGTTTATGAGGATATAAATTTAGAATCTGGTAATCAAATGGTATCTGCTGGTTTAAATAATTTATTTGGTGAAGTTATGTGGTTTTATCCAACGTCTTCATCATCTGTTGTAAATAGAATGATTGCATACAACTACTTTGACTCTTCACCACAAAGACCAGTTTGGACAAATGGAACTTTAGCTAGAACTATGTGGGAAGACTCCGCTGTATTCGGTAAACCTCATGCATTAGAATACGATGCAGGGACAGATACTTCTTTTGATGTTGTAGGGAACACAGAGGGCAGAACAACATACTATGAACATGAAACAGGGACAGATCAAATAAGATCAGGAACTACAACTGCTATATTAGCTAGTATAGAATCTGGTGACTATGACATAAGTCAAAGAAGAGGTATCACAGGCCAATCAACTGGTGTTGCAGATCTTAGAGGTGACGGTGAATTTATAATGAAGATAAGAAGATTTATACCGGACTTCATATCACAAACAGGAACTACTAGAATTACTTTAAATTTAAGAGATTTTCCAAATGACAGTCAAGCAAGTTCTTCATTGGGTCCATTTGACATAACTTCTTCAACCAAAAAAGTAGACACTCGTGCTAGAGCAAGGGCTGTTGCTTTAAAAATAGAAAACACAGCAACTAGTCAATCTTGGAGATTAGGAACTTTTAGATTAGACATACAACCAGACGGAAGAAGATAATGGCAAAGATAGTACAAGTATTAACAAGACCTAGTAATGAGTATGATTTAGAAACTGCAGAGGCACAAGTTAGAGATTTAGATGGAATTATACAAAAATTAAATACAACGTTTCAAGAAGAATTAAAAGAGGAGGTGGAAGCATTTAACTTCTTTTTACAATAATGGCTAATAGTTTTATAAATAAAAAAGCAGATTTAACAACAACTGATCTTACAACACTATATACAGTGCCTAGTTTTAAAACTGCTGTTGTAAAATCCATACTAATATCTGACGATGCAGGATCGGGAGCAAATATAACTGTAACTTTAGTAGACGCTAGTTCTAATATATTTAGTTTATTTAAAACAAAAGCAATATCTGGTAATGCTACAACAGAACTTTTAACTCAACCTTTAGTCATGGAGGAAAGTGAAGTACTAAAAGTACAGGCAAGTGATGCGAACGAGCTGCACGTCATAGCTTCAATATTAGAAATACAGCCTAGAGAGGTAACAACATAATGCAAGTATTAAAACCAGCAAAGGTAGAGACAACATATAGACACAAAGAAACAGGGGAACTTTTTAAAGAAAGAAAAGACTGGGAAGCTAAGGGTTATAAACAAGAAGACATGGCTCAAGATGTAAATGTCGTAATGCCTAGCCTTGATTTATTCGGTAAAACAAAATAAAGTGGTACGATGGCAATAACTAGAGCACAACAGGTAAGACAGATGTTAGAAGATGGAGGTATGTTAGTACAACCATCTATGACTGGTAAACGACCAGGATACAGAAATCCAAATGAAGATAGGGCTAGAGAAGAAGAAGCTGCTGCTAATCGTAGAGAGGCAGCAATGCAAGAGCAAAGGCGACAAACTTTTGATGCTAGAAAATCACCTACTGGGTCTTACGATGAAGTTGGTTTAGATGTTAGAAAAACAGGAAAAGATGATGATCCATATGAAGGTACAACTCAAGCGACTGGCACTGATTTTGTAACAAACCTTGTACCCGATGTAAATATTCCTGATAGAGATGAACAAAAAAAATTAAAAAAGAAACTTAGAGAAAAAAATCCAACTTTTTTTGATCGACTTCTTCCAACAAGACAAAATTTTTTTAACAGAAGTTTATTAATACCCGGAGCTAAAAAAAGTATAACTAAACAGAGACAAGCTTATGCAGATTATTTAAGAAGTATGGGTGTGATACCAAGTGAAGAATTAACGGATACAGACAATCTTTTTTCTTTTTTTGAAAACCAAGCTTTTCAAGAAGGTCCAACAGTTCCAGTCAGAACTATAAAAAGTTATGGAGATTTTTTATTAGATGAATTTGGTAATCCAACTGTTAAATACAGAGGAGATATAGGAGCTTACAGAAGAGATATGGGAATAGATGATCGTGGACCATCAGAGGCTAATCAAATAGCAACAGATCCAACAGATCTAACAGACCCAACTGACCCTACAGATCCAAATCAAACAACAGATGTTTTTGCTGGGATTACTCCAAGATTCGCGGGCTCTATATTTGATTTTGATGCATTAAGAAGACAATTAGAAGAAGAATCAGCAGCGGATGGCGGACGAATAGGTGCTGCCGAAGGTGGGATCATGGACCTTGAAACAGGAAGACAAATGTATTTCTTAGGTAAACTAGTTAAGAAAGCAACAAGGGCTGTTAAGAAAGTTGCAAAGTCACCAATAGGTAAAGCTGCTCTAGGTTTTGCAGCCCTTAAATTTGGACCAGCATTTTTAAAATCAGAGGGTTTAAAAAATTTTTTTCTTACTGATCCTAGTAAAGGATTTTCATTAGGTAATTTAATTGGTAAAAATTTAACAACTAAAGGTGCAATGGCAGGTATTGCAGGTATATCTGCTTTAGCTGGTTTAATGCCACAAGAAGAAGAGGAAGATGATCCATACAGAGGACCTGATATAGACATAGCTAATATTAGAGCTAATCCATATAATTTTTTATCACCTAGATTTACTGGCACTACGTTTGCAGCTGATGGTGGTCGTATAGGTTTAAAAGATGGTAATGGTGTTGCGGATGAAGAGGCAGAGAACGCAAGATTTGCTAAACGTGTGAGAGAATTAATGGATGAAGGTTTTGACATGGGTGAAGCTGTTAGAGAAGCTATGAAAGAAGGTTACGCAGAAGGCGGTCGAACAGGATTTTTTATGGGCAGTAAACTGCCACAAGGATTAGCTTTAGTAAGACAAATGTTAAAATTTTTTTCTGAAGGTAGTAAGACAGGTAAAACTGGTTCTGAATTGTTAAAAATAGTTAACCCTAAACAATTTACAAAATATCTTGAAGACCCCAATACTTTATTTATGAAAGGATCTACTAAAGATGGTATTATGGCAAGTGATGTAGTTAAAGATTACGCTAGTAAAGTAAAAGGTGAAAGAGCAAAAATGATTGAAGACCTTCTTGTATCAGCAAAGAATATAAACAAAGCAGATAAATCTACTGAAAAATTTAAAAAAGAAATAATAGAAGAAATGATGAGTAAAGGTTCTAATAAAGAAGCAGCTGAAAGTTCAGCGGAAATTTTTTCAGATATGGCAAAAAGCGCTGCTGGCGGAAAAGAAATAATGAAAAATAAACCAAAAATTACAGATGAAGGTATTTTACAATTAGAACAAATTGTTAAAAATTTACAAACTGGTGGTAAAACAGCAAGAGATTTAAATGCGGACGGTGGTCGTATAGGTTTAAAAGGTGGAACAGGATCTAAGATTCTTAATTTTTTTAAACCTTTTAGTAGAGACACAAAAGGCGGAAACCAACTTGAAGGACTTTTATATGGTTCAGAAGGTATAGGTGAAATATTAAGATTATTATCCTCAAGTGGAATGTTTGCAGAAGGTGGAGATGTAGAGCCAGTTGCTAAAAAGACAATGCCACTATTAGATATGGACGGCAAAGAAATGGATCTTAGAGATAATGGCGGGTTCGTGCCAATAGGTAGAATGGAAAAGGCAGATGATGTACCTGCTAGA